ACGACATGGACCCCGAGTGGTTCTACCGCACCGTTGTCCTCCCCGTCTGCAACGCCTACGGAGGATGCCTCCTAGCCATCGAGGTCAATGGGGAGGGTGGGGCGGCGGCGGTCGGCGCTGCGATGGAATATACCAATCTCTACTACTCAAAGGCCTGGGACAAGCAGACGGCCACCATCACGGACAAGGTAGGATGGCGCACCACCGAGCCGACACGCCGCCTCATCATAGATAGCCTATCCAGGGCCCTCAGAGAGGCCCGCTGGACCCCCACGCAGGAGCTTCTAGAAGAGATGTCGCATATGGTGGTCAAGGTGTCGAAGGACAGCGGACGTAAGCGTGTGGAACATTCGGACGGCTTCCACGATGACATAGCATTCGCCCACGGCATCGGGTACGCCATCCACTACTCAGAGCCGGTCTATGAGACCCCTAACTGGTCCGCCCTACAGGTGAGCTATCGCCGGGAAGGGAACGACGCCCTGACGCCTAACCGCCGCTTCGTTGGCAGCCTCTCGGGGAACGAAATCAATGCGGACGCCTACGAAGGGTGGAAGAACAGCGGTAAAGAACTCCCTCTGACGTAATTGCGCTATCAGAAACAAGTTGACGGCTTGTGTCTAGAAGTACACGCTGCGCGTCGTGGCGGCCTATCCCGATCCTCAGCACCCGTCCGATATGGCGGGAGAACCAGATCAGGTAAAGCCCGACAAGGATTTACCCGGTTATCGCTACGCTCGCGCCCTCTCAGAGCAGGCAAGAGGGGCCGCCAACCGCTACACCACCACCTTCAGAAAAAATTGGGATTACCTTCTAGGCAAGGACCATCATCAGATTCCCGCCACCGCCCAGGCCATTCTTCAGGACGACTGGCGAACTAAGTCCATCGACAACCTCCTATTTGCAGCGGTAGACAACAAGGCCGCCGTCATCGGTAAGGGCGACCTAGCCATCCACATCGAAGACCTCGAAGACAAGACCACCTACTACGACCGGCTCCTAATCAAGGAAACGCTGCTCCAGGAGGCCGAACGTCTCAAGTGGCGCAGGATCAGGGACGACCTATTCCTACAAGGGTCAGCCACCGGGGTAGGAATCGTCATGTCATCGGTGAAGCCCGACCAACTCACCGGCCAGATGCTGATTCAGTCGAAGGTCATTCGCTCCGAGGAAGTCTTCGTAGACCCGGACCAGGACAACCTCCACGACTGCGGCTACATGGTCTGGGAAGCCATCCTGCCAATGCCCGTGCTCCGGCAGATGTTCGAGTCCAAAGCAAAGGAAGTGAAGCCGGAGATACAGCCCGTCTCGAACCAGGCGGTCGGAATCACATACTCCACCGCAGGGGACGCCAACCTAATCTACGGCAACAGCGGCGAATTCCTGATCGACAGCCAGTCGAAGTTGAAGGCTAGGAAGGCTCGCACCTGCTTCGTCTGGATCAACGATGTGGATTCGATCATCGAAGAACTCCAGGAGACGGTGATCCAAGAGGACCATCCCGGATACCGATGCACGGACTGCGGCCTCTATCACGAGACGGACGCGCTGGAGGCGGATTCTACAGACTGCCCAGGCTGTGGCGCTCCACTGATAGAGGCTCAGATACCGGCCAAGATCAAGAAAGAGACGGTGATTCGGAGGGCTTATCCCTATGGGAGACTCATCGTCTATTCTGGGGACACGCTACTTTTTGACGGGCAGAACCCCTTGGATATCGAGGGTTGCTTTCCCTTCGCCGCATACCATCACTACAGAGTACCTGGCTGCTTCTACGGTTGGTCTGACGTTGCCCTCCTATGGTCTAACCAGGAGTGCCGAGATGTCACCATCGGACAGGGAGTGGATTATGTTCGTCTGGCCGTCAACAGCCCCATCGAATATCCCATAGGTGCGGACGCCTACGGAAGACTCGGAAACGCCCCAGGCCAACCATTGCCGGTACGCCGCGACCTCTGCGGGCTCGCCCGCCGCATGGAGCCAGCGGGATTCAACCTCGCCGTCTGGCAAGCAGTCCTCGATGCGAACAATCACAGTTTCCAGACAGTCTCCGGATACACCGACCTAGTAGCAGGCTTCGTAGGCAACCCGCCGCCGTCAGGTGTAGCCGTAGAGGCCACCACCCAATCCAACGCTGGCCGTGTGGACGCCCATGTCCGCCGCATGGAAGACGCCCTCTCCGACTGGCTCTCCCAGGTCTACCAGTTGGGGCACCAGCACTACGCAGACGTTCGGAACGTACAGGTAGAGTTCCCGAACAGTGAACGGCGCGGCATCGAGATCGAGTGGCAGAAGCTGCCGAAGAACATCAAGATTCGGGTGTCCATCAACTCCCAAGAGGTAGTTGCCGACAAGAACCGTGGCCAGAACATCGCCAAGCTCGCCGAGGCTGGCCTTATCCCGAAGAAGCTGGAGATCATCCTGCCCGCTATCGGGATGAAGCCGGGAGAGATCAGGGAGATCATGGATGCTATCAAGCTGGAGGAGGAGATGAAGGCAATGGCTCCGCCGCCGCCTCCTGAAATGGGAGCCCCGCCTATGGAAACGCCACCGCTAGAACTAACGGGAGGTATGTGATGCCGTGGAAGGAAGGCGTCAAGGTAGAGGATGTCCATACGTTCCGAGCCATCGTGAAGGCTGCCCGAGACCTCGAGGAGAAGGTTGAAGGCGAAACGATGACTCCGCAAGAGGCCTTGAAAGAACTGGAGAAGTTCATGGGAGCGAACGGATTCCAGGCTAAGAAGAAGGAGGACAAGTAATGGCTTCTTTCTCCATGAACATGGGGGTTCCGGCCCCGCCCAGAGACGCAGACCTTCTGGGCTACGACAACGTAACCCAATACTCGAACAACGTCAGCGATGCCGTCCCGGTTAAGCACGATTTCCCGACTCCGTTGGTCGGTGCCAGCGTGGAAACCTCCAACACCGTTCGGGTGCAGATCGGCTCTTCGGCCCATGACCTGGGAGGCCTGAAATGAGCCCCGGCAAGGACCTCCCAATCAATACCGACAGCATGGTTCAAGGGCTTGGCTACATCAGTCTGCCTTCCCCTACGGACGACGCTTGCAGCACGGCAGGGGCCGATACGTCAGAGATCACGGGGAATCCGGGCAGCATGGCCTCGTCGCTGACTCCCGTTTCCTTGGCTACCAAGACCGTGGATGCCCCTGGTATGGGGGCACGGCAGATGTCATCGCTTCACAAGGACGGATGGCTGAACTACGACAAGCCGCATGTGGCTGAAACGCCTGAAGACTAACTAGGAGGAACGATGGCTTTCGAGGAAGAACCACAGGAAGAAACACCGGCACCGCCTGCACCGCCCGAGCCTCCGCCCGTAGACATAAACGCGGCGATTGAGGCCGTATCGCAGCACTACGGTTGGGACCCCAGAGCCGCCGACTTCGAGATCAGGGAGATCGGGCAGCGCAAGGCCCGGCTGGAACAGAAAGAGAGAGAACTCCAAGCCCTTGAGGAGAAGGTCCGGCGTTCCAATGCCTTCGAGACCCCTCCAGGCTACGAGCAGGACCCCACATTTCGCACTGTGGCCCAACTAGCGCAGGAAATGAGGGAAGACCGGGAGGAACGTCGCAGAGAGCGCGAGGAGTCGCAAAGAATCAGCAGGCTGACTCAGGACTTGAACACCGGCTACGACTCGCTCATGGCAAGAGTGCCAAACAAGGTGGACCGGGCTGCGTTTTTCAACTCCATGCTCGAAGTCTACCCAGATCAGGCGCTCCTAGAGCGGGTTGGGATCGACCGAGCCGTTAGCGTGGTCTACCGGTACATGTCCGCACAGCCTGGGTATTCAAACGGGAACGCACCGCCGTCTAGAAACCGCCGAGATCAACAGGTGGTCATTCCTAGCGGCATAACTGGAGGGGCAGGGCCACCGGACGCGGGGGACGACACAGGACCTCAAAGGTCCGGGGAAACTTTGGAGGCTTACTCTCAGCGCCTTGGAAGGGTTCTCCAGGAGAGAGGGATCAGGGGAATCTCAGAAGGTGCCAAGGTAAGGTCCGAATAGGAGAGTTAGTTGGCTCTTACAGTAACCACCCAAACTACCGCCGCAAAACTGCTGTCCGAAATCTGGGCCTCGCAGCCTGAATACGCGGTCAATAACACCCGAGGCTTCACGAAGTCGATCTGGGATACCGGGGAGACCTACTTCGGGCCCGGCTTCAAGGTTCATATCCCCATCGTGACGGCCATGTCGGCCACCGCGTTGGGTGCCGCCATGTCGGCCAGCATCGCGAACACGGCGGTCCAGACGGATACGGAGAAGGCCATCACTCCCACGGTGACCTACGCCGCGCTCTACCTTCTGGAGGACGTGATCCTCACCACGGCCTACGACACGGTTCGTACCTACACGCCTGGTCTGGCCGAGGCTCTCTACCAGCAAATCGACATCGACCTTCTGTCCCTCTATGCGGGCTTCACGTCCACGGACATCACGGACGCGGCGGGCTTCACGGAGGCTTCGTTCCAGCAGGTCGTGTCGTCCATCCTCTCCGCTGGCGGGGACAAGGTACAGTTGGGACAGCTTGACGGCTGGTACCATCCTTTGAAGTGGAAGGAAATCGCCTCCATCGGAAACATCGTCAACGCTAGCGTTCGTGGCGAAGACAACAGCAGCGCGAAGACGGGCAACATCGGCACATCCTACGGCGTGAACTTCAACTTCACGAAGAACGTCCAGACCTCCACCACGCTTCGGAATCTGGTGGTGTCGAAGAAGTCCATGATCCTTGTTCGGAAGAACCGACCCAAGATCGAGATGGAGCGTTCCGACCTCGTTACCAAGGTCGTCGCCTCCACGATGTACGCCGGTTCGGTACTCCACCAGGCCACCGGTGGGATGCACCGAATCACCACCACCACGTAACAGAGGGGGATACCAAAATGGAGACGCCGAAGTCCCAGACCCAGTACGACCCGAATCTGACACCGTTCAACTCTCCGGCGTCTCGTTTTGCGTATCTTGAGATCGACAAGCAGATCGTCAAGGTGAACGTGGACTCGAAGGTGGTCGTTCCCATGGAGGACAATCCGTATCCTGGGACACCGATGAGATTGCCACCGGAACTGATGGCAGTAGACCAACCCTACATTCGTACCTGTGGAAGGGCGACTACAACCAACAAGGGCTGTCTCGCGGCAGAGGGCGGAGGTTGTAGCATCCTTTCCAGGTACGGAAGGGTTGGATGGGTGAATGTGATCGTGGAGAAGGACAACAAGGTGGATTCAGCGCCTTGCCATAACGTGTTCTGCGGCGTGTCGTCGATGGGGCGGCCTACTACCCAGAGCCAGATGCTGCTCAAGGGATGGCGCATCCTGACGGACCGGACCACGATCCCCGAGAACGTCCTGAACCCGGCAACGAATCAGTTGGAGGTCAGATACACGGAAGTTCCGAATCTGGCCCCGTTCTATGAGGATGGCAAGGTCGGTAGGTTCGCTGAGAAGGCCGCTGAGGAACCCAAGAGACGAGGTAGGCCGAAGGGATCGAAGAATGCCAATCGAGAAGAAGTGGTTTCCCCCGGAAGCTAGGCTCCAGAAGGACGGAAGCACCAAGATCGTTCGGCCCTGGGAGATAACTGCCACCGGGAAGGAAGTCCACGAACTGGACGACGCCTTCAAGGATTCTGGCCCAGAGATGATGCAGGAGGGCTGGAAAGAGTGGAACTCGGTGGGCGAGACGACCATCACGAAGCCTGACGGGTCCACGGACGTTGTGCGGGCTGACAAGGAACACCTCTACAGGAACATGCCTGGATTCTGCGAGCGCGCAGTGCGCCCCACGTTTACGGTCAATGTCCCATGGGAAGGCTCGATGCGTAGGGATGGCCTTTCCTATACCAAGATTCTCTATAAGGACGGTGAGCGAGTCGTCCTGGAGGCAAAATAAGTGGCTACTACGATCAACTCTGAAACCAGCCATTCCGCTGGGGGAATGAACTTCAAGCATCTGAAGCTCACCGCTGGCGCGGCAGACACTACCTGTACCTACACCTTCGGCGCTCCGTTCCCCACCCTTCTGGGCGCGTTCATGCCTTTGAAGACTACCGGCACCCAGGGTGGCGTCGGCGGGGCATATGTCGAGGCTACGGGAGTAGTGACCATCGGGCCGGTGGCGAACAACGATGTGATCCGAGTCACGCTGGTTTATTAGCCATGAAGAAGGCGCTTGCAGCACTCGTGATCCTAGGCTCGATTCTGGCAGCCGGTCTAGCCGACTCTCAGACCTCCGAGTTTCGTACCATCATCCTTTCTGGTACCGCCGACACAATCATCGACTCCAGCCTGACCACAAGCCTCATGGCTGGTCGCCGCCTCTATGTGAACGGCGTCTACTGGTTCTACGACAACGCCGCGAACACCAACCAAATCTTCGTGGACATCGTGAGGGGCCAATCTGCCCTGGCGACCTCTGGTGCTGGCCGGGTATTCCGCTACTCGGAGGCCATGACCGCGGCGGGTATCAAGGGGTTGGCGCTGATCCCGAACATCACCACGGGGCCCGACTCGACCATCTACTTCGTCATCAGCGCCGCATCGTCGGACAGCATCTACCTCGCGGTCAACTGCAAGCTGGTGAACTGATGAGCCTACAGACAGACGCGGAGAGCGTGCAGGAGCTATGCAGAAAGATTATCGAGGCGGAAATCCGTCGCGGCGAGATCACAGCGACAGCAGATCATAGAACGATCTATCTAGATACGGCCAAGGAAATGCCCGTCTCTCTCACGAGCCAATGGGTCCAGGCGGCGCTGGCGGTGGAAAACACCTGGACCGGAGCGGTCAAGGCGATCACTTCGCTTTGGCCCGGGTGATAGATGGCAGTAGGTGTAGATCAGGCTGGCGGCCCAGGAACCGATATCACCTATGAGGACAATGCCTCCTCTGCCAACGGCCTCTACTACACCTTTGCCGAAGTGTTCGCTTCCCCGTTCGGAGCGGAATTTACCGGACTAGGAACGTCTCCTGAGTCGTATCGGGCACTGGTTTCATTGGTTAATGGGGATGGAGGCGGAACCGCTACCACTACGCTAAAAGAAACCAATGCCACCCTCACATGCGACTTGGGCAAGCCGCTCAATATCAGCCCTATCGGTAGTGCCAACCGAACGATGCAGTTCGGTGAGAAGATTCTTGGTCCCAATGGCAAGCCTTCAGGGAAGAACGGATGCCGCCTGGTATTCGAGAACTCCTCAATCTCGTGGGCAGGGATCGTTAAGGCATACGCTACCCAGATTCGGTGTAGCGGTACGTTCAATTACTTCCCTGGTACGGCTGGACTGCCTGGGGAGTTCGTTGACGTGATCATCGACACCGGAGGCTCTATAGGGCTTGGCCTTCCAGCCACAGGGAAAGTAGACCTTCTCTTCAACGTGGACATTTCGCTCTATGGCGGTGGTACCACGGTAGTAGCCAATATAAACTCGAATTACGCCGAGCGAATCACGATCTTCGGCACTGGGCAGCGCCTCATATCTACTCCGAACGCCGTACGGGTCCGCGACCTCATTCTAGGCGGCACCCCAACCGTTGCTGACGTTAACATTTCAAGCGCCGTCAACGAATGGGACATCGCAGAGCCTATTTGGTCCGGAAACGCCCCACAAGCGAACAGCAACCTTGCGAACTCTGCCTACATCAACGAATGGTGGCGGTGGTTGCCTGTGACTCAAGAGGAGAGAACCGGAGCCTTCATAGCATCGGTTCCGCTCAAGGTGCTCGATGTGGATGGAACGGAAGTCCTCCCGCTGACCTATACGGACGTTAACGGGATGATTTCCTACGGAGCGTCGGACCTAATTACGCAGAATTGCCTCAAGGTGAGGCGCGGAAAGCGAACCTCCAGCGTTTGGGCATGGCAGAAACGCGGACCGTTCCGTGTGCGCGTGAACCTGGATGGTGCAACACTCGGGCAGTATCCCGGCTATGAGAAGTACTTCGACTTTGAATATACCTCTCAGACCGGAGGCGACCAGTATAGGCCGCTCTTTCCGGTTCTCTGGCTGCGAGGCCCAGGCATTCCGACTCTGTGGCAGGAGATCGTAGCGCCATGAGCCCCACCACCTGGACCGAACTAGTTGCGCCGGACCCAGACTTCATCGAGATAGATGCCAACCAGAGTAACAGCGGGAATCTGGTGGACTTCATCTTCGGGTGCTTCGCCTGGGAGCAGCCAGACATACAGGGCAACGTGAACGACTATACCGAACTGTCGGTTGCTGCCGCTTCCTACACCGAACTTAGCGTGACTGCGGCTACCTGGACTGAGGTTACCGCCTAATGGCCTCGCCATCTATCCGAGCCATGGCTGACGGAGAAAGCAACGCGATTAAGTACCCGTCTACCACAGCCGGGCTACAGGCGGCTATAGATTCGCTCGGCGGGAACAAGGGGAAGGTATTTGTTGGCCCAGGCACGCTCAATACAACGACCGCCATCTGGCTTCATTCTGGATGTCATCTCCAAGGGTCGGGAATCGGTATCACGGTCATCAAGCGGTCCACGATGGCCAACGGTGACGCCACGCAAAGCGGGTGCGTCCTGGGAACCTCTCCCTATGGGTCTAACGGCACCATAAACACTAGCGGCACGACAGGCACCGACATCACCATCACAGAACTTACGGTGGACGGCAACTACTCGGCCTTTGGCGCTGTCACTCAGAGCAACTTGGTCCCTGCAGGGGTCCGCATTACCTACCACGATGGTGTCCGCATCGAGAGCGTAGAGGCCGTGAATTGCCTGGGCGACGGCTTCCGTCTCGACCAGTGCCGGAACGCCACCCTATCGAACGTCGAGTGCGACACGGTAGGCCAGTGGTCCGTGGTAGCGGCCCGTAACGGTGTGAACTTCATCGGAGACTATGCCGCTGCCGGTAATTGGGGCTACAACCACACCCTACAGGGCGCGTCCATGAAGAACGTGGGCGACGAGGCCATCCAGGCATCCAACATCACCCTGCTGACGATCATCGACGTTTCGGTTGACGGTTGCGACTTCGTGTTCGAGGTAAGCCCGGCCAGCGGGACCACGGCGGGCACCTTCTCCGACTGGACTATCAGCGGAGTAACGGCCATCAATGTGCTGGACTACTTCATCACATTTGCTGTTGGCCAGGGCACTGGATATACGATCAACGATGTCACCATATCCGACTGCTCCATTTCCGGGCACTCGACCCTCCACGATGGGGGGGTGCTGGCCTTCCCTTCGGCGGCCAACTTCTACGTGAACCGGCTGTCTATCGCTAACTGCCAGTTCCGTCAGATCAATACCAAGGACACATCATTCCATCACTGGGTAGACTTCCAGTCCCCGGACGGAACCGGCTTCACAGCGGTCCGAATCCACGGCTGCTCCTTCTACGGGAAGTCTGGAAGCGTTCGCACGGGCACGGACAACGGCATCCATTTCCGGGGCCAACTCAGCGACTGCCAGATCAGCGATTGCATCCTGAAGGACGTGCCTGGCACCGGTATCCGTCTGAACGACACCACCGCCTCGGTACAGACCCTCAGGGACATTCTTGTCTCGAACGTAATGGTAGATGGGGCCAACGACTATGGCATCCGTGTGACCGCTGCTGGTGGCTCTGGGACGCTGACGCATCTTCACTTACTGAACTGTATCGTGAAGGACTCGAATAAACAGACCAGCGGCGCGGGTATCCAACTCTACTGCGATCAGGCCGGGGCGACCGTATCCAACGTCTATATCCGTGGATGCCGAGTCTACAAGACGGCTGGCGCAACGCTTACCTACGGGCTAGATATGGCCAGAAGTGCTGGAACCATGTCCAGCATTACCGTAGAGAATTGCGACTTCGACAACACTCAGACAGGCTGGATCACTGGCGGCTCCGGGGTTACAAACATTCGCTTCCTGGACGCTCCAACTAAGGGCGCAGATGTTGCCACCGCGACAACGGCAGTCCTGGGGCGCGGAGACCTCTTCTCCTTCACCGGTACGACTCAGGTAGACGCGATAACCCCGTTCGTCTCTTTTGACCGACGCCCAATCACCATCGTTGCTGCGGGCCTCTTTGTGATGTCCACGGGGCTTGGCAATCTCACACTGGGCTCCCTCTGGCAGCCATATGTCGGAAACACCATCACGCTCCGCTATGACGGGACCAATTGGATCGAGGTATGCCGAAGTCTCGTCCAGGCTCAGGCGTTTACGCCTACCCGTTCAGCCGAAGTCAATATGGACGCGAACGTGACCCTGAGCGGTGCTCAGTGGAGCCGAGTTGGCAGAGTAGTGACTGTTAGCGGGCGCTTTACTGCAGATCCGACAGCCGCAGCAGCCGCCAGTTTCGAGATGACGCTCCCGGTAGCCTCTAACATAGGCGCAGCGGAGGACGTAGCTGGGGTGGCCTTCTGTGGCGCTGGCGTGAACCAGGGCGCTGAGGTTATCGGTGTGGCAGCGAACGACACCGCTAAAGTGCAATGGATCGCGGTTGATCTGGCCTCTAGGACGTGGAGTTACATCTACAGCTACGAGGTGATCTAGTGACCACGGCAGAAATGATGACAGCGGTACGCGACCACTTCGGTGAGGACTCGACCACCGCCACACAGGTATCTCCGACGCAGATTCTAGCCTTCCTGAACCGGGCCCAGGTGGAACTGTGCGCCGACTCGAACGTCCTGGTCAGCGGCTGGACTACCTCCACCGTAGCGGCCCAGCAGATGTACACGGTGCCTCCCGAGTACACTTCGGTCGAGGACATGAAGATTTACCAGACGAACGGGACGAAGATTTGGCTTCTGAAGACCGAACTGTCCTCCACCGACCCGACGCTGACCCAGGGCGTTCCTTGTAGGTTCGCCGTCTGGGGCGCGAACAGTAGCGGAGACAATTCGCTGGTGTTCCTCTTGGACCCGATCCCTTCGACCAGCGGTTCGAGCGACCTCGTTTGCTACGGGCGGCAGTTGCCGAAGACGATGGTAAGCGGCGGGCAGGGGCCGGAAGTGAGGCTCCGCTGGCAGTACGCCGTGGTCAACGGAGCGGTGGCGATGGTCTATGCGCGGCTCGCGGCAGGGGATACGTCTCTGATTCCGCTTCTGGATCGCGCCGAGGCGAAATGGAAGGCGGACAAGGCCGAGGCTGAATCCCAGGTCTATGTGGACTTGAAGGCTCCGCAGTCGATCAGGGACACCATGGGATATACGAGTGCCTACCGATTCTGAGATTCATTGCATGCCGCTTAAGAGGGTGACCGATGGGCCACTTTTTGGCTCCCCGGTCGGCACCCTCTCGTCGCTTACGAATATGAGACTCCTGAGTGACGGTTACGCCGAGGCTCGGGGCGGCTTCGACAAGATGAAGAACTCCATCGGCACCGCAACCGCCGCTATCGCTGCTGGTGGATTCTCAGACGCTATCCAACTATCCACCTCCTACGGTTGGGTCAGGGACTTCGATTCGGCTGCTGCCGCTGGCTCTCAATACTCGGCTAACCGACAACTATCCGAGGGCGGCTGGACCTGTTTCGGCATGGGAAGCACTGTGGCTACGAACGCCATGTACTGGGGCGCTGACCAGCCATTCTCTCGGATCATGCTATCCCTCTCTCAGGCGTTGAACTCGGCCACATTCGTTGTGGTCTATGAATACTGGAATGGCGGCTCCTGGGCCGCTCTCACCACGGCGGAGACTATAGATTTCACCGTTCTAAGAACGCCTCAGTTTGCTTCCTGGGCCGTTCCCTCCGGATGGCTGAGTACGACAGTTGGAGACGCCGGAACAGGCAATGTCCGGAAGTTCTGGATGAGGATTCGGATTAGTTCTATCACGGGGCTTGTGACATCTCCTCTGGGAGGCCTAGCTATCGGATTCTGGGGCGGTATGCGAGAAATCTATGCTGCCACCCAGGACTGGCTCACCGGGGCCAGCACGGGCACGCTCAAGCGCCAAGGCGAGAACTCAGTGACTCAGGAATGGTTCAGTCTCTCAACATCCCTATTCTCGGGCTATGCCTCTCCCGCTAGGCTGATCGAATACAGGGGTCGGTTGATCCTGGTCAACGGGAAGGATACTAAGCGATTCGATGGAGCCAACTTCAAGGACTTGGGTATCCAGTCCGGTGGCTCCACGCTGACCCTGACGGCAGCCGCTGGAGGGGTCCTTGGGGCGGGTGTATGGCGCTACTACTATGCATGGGGAGAGGGCCCCTGCCAGAACACTTCGGCCTATGCTGACAGACAGGATGCGCTCTCGCTCTATGGTCCTGGACAGGCGACCTACATTGGAGAGGTCACCACGATTGCAGCCCAGAGGGTGGCGATCCAACTCACGGTAGGCAGAATTCCGACCGGTGCTTCGGCGCTCTACCTATACCGAACGGACGACCTGACTAATGTGGACGCCGGAGACAAGCCGAACCATCCCGCGTTTCTGATCCAGAGTTTCAGGGTTCAAATAGGCCCGGCGCTGGCTGGCCGTGATGTCGAATCACTGCTGCTAGGTATCAGCACCTACTATGACGACAACAAGGCGAAGGCCTTCCCGCAGCAGGAGGCCTTGACCTATGATGTTTCGCCGGTGTCGCGCTGCAACTACGCGCTGATCTACCAGAACCGGCTCATGTTGGGGGATACGGAAACCTGGTATATCTCCGATCCTTTCACGCCTGACAAGTTCTCCACCAAGAGCACCACCGGATATATACGCCTCGCACGGGCTACTGGCGGGAGGCATATGGGAGGGCTGGAGTTCGCGGACCAAGCGGTTCTCTATACCGAGGATCAGACCTGGGGCTTGACGAATGTTGACCTCGACGTACCGCAACTCTACCCGATTCATCCAGGCGTTGGCTGCGTGGCTCCAGATGCGGCGGCGGCGGGGGATGGAAGGCTAATCTGGCCCTCTAGGAACGGCTTCTATATGTGGGACGGAGGCCGGAAGGAGCCGGTCAAGATTTCCTCCGACATGGATCAGACGTTCCAGTATCTGAGCTACGAGACGATAGGCGGCTCCAAGGCTGTTCTCATAAACCGGGTCTACAAGATTCGGCTGGCGGCTCCTGATGGAACGCCTGGCCTCTGTTGGGAATACAGCCTGGACTCTGGCCAATGGAACAAGTCCAGCCCTACCGGCTTCGCGTCCACGCTATTTCCCCTGGCTGCGGTCCATGCGCCGATTGAGAATATCGTCCCAGGCACGCTTCACGGGCTTTGGGGGAAGGGTCATTACGATGCTGGCGGGACGGACTACTTCCTCTATCTGGACGACCTGACGGCGCTGGATAACACAACGCCATTCACATGCTCGGCCACGATGCATTTTCAGCTTCCGGCAAACTCCACGCTCACGCCGTCCCAGGTGCTTTGCTACTACCAGGCGGCGGACGGTTGGGGCACTCCAACCCTGGCCAATGCGGTAGCCAATCCAGTAGGAAGCAGCGCCGGGACGCTGACGGCGGACACGCCGAACACCGGTTCCGATTACTCTCTGCTCCAGGGCACCTATTCCTCGGTAGGGGCGACTTCGGATATACAGGCCACATTCTCGGTTGCAAGCACCAACGGAACGGCCATGATACAGAGGTTCTTCGGCGGAGTCTTGAAGGGTAAGCCTGGACCCATGAGACGGAGGCTGGCGTGATTCCTGACATTGCGCGGCGGCTGATAACCTCTAAGAACACGGCTCTGTCAACGATCAGGCTCCAGCCGGGGAGCTGGCAGAGGCCGGGGTCCTATTCGAGCACCAGGACAAACAACCGGGAGCGGCGATGCTCGGTTTCCTTTGGTGCCGCCAATTCTCCGACCGTGATCTACCACGGGTTGGGCTTCGCTCCATCGTTCTACGCTGCGATAGGGAACGTAGCTTGCCGCATCTACAATGACTTCCCGCTGCCAGCGACAAGCCGAGTCCTGGTACTGAAATGCGATACGGCAAATGTTTCAGCCGACATCCTCGTGAGGTGACAGATGCCAAGATCAGCCGAAGACTACGGAATCCCTGACCTTAGCGACGAGACGCTAAGACTCCTAGCGTCGAACGCCAAGCTGTATGGGGAGAAGTCCAAGTTTGCCTCTCGGGAGTTGGCCGCACGACAGGGAGTGCTCAATGAATCCAATTCCTATAGGGCCGCTCTGGAGTCTGCCGCATACGGTGACGCTGGGGCGCAGTACGGGGCTGGGCTGAAACAGGTCACGAACTACCTGGCGGGCGCGGGCCCTCTGGCGGATTCGGGCGCTGCGACAGCGTTACGCCGGGGACTCTACAGCGACGTATATGGAAAGGCTCGGAGCCGCATCGGGCAGGGATACGCCGACTACCTAGGGCGGGCATTGGCAAGCAAGAGGAACTTCCGCTACCAGGCTGCCATGCAGGAATTAGCCAACAAGAAGAAGAAGGGTGGCGTTCTCGGGGCTATCGGCGGGGCCATCGGATCAGTAGGCGGGGCCCTTCTAGGAAGGCCGAGCCAGCCACAGACGGCAGCCCCTTACCAGGCGAACGACGCCTATTACGGATAGACCATGGACCATGGATATGCGCCATACCACGAGACGGCTTTCAAGGCGGCGCTGAGACTTGCTGGCGCGGCTGCACAGGGAGCGGCTTCCGGCGAAGGGCGTAGTTTCATCGGGGGCTTGGGTACCGGATTCGGCCAGTCGATGCAGAGGGCGGACGCCGCTAGGATTGCTGCCGAGCAGTACGCCTTGAAGCAAGAGGAGCGGCAGCGGCAGGCCGAGAAGGACACCCTGAATCAGCAGTTCATCCAGGCTGAGATCGAGAAGATGAAGAAGCCAGAGAAGCCGCCGAAGCCCGAGAAGGTGGACCCATGGAATCTGCCGCCAGACGAGCAGAAGCGGTACTACGACCATTTGCAGGCCGTGGAGGCCGCTAAGAACCGTGGCAAGCCCGCCAAGGAAGGACACCAGAAGCCAGCGGCCCCAAAGCCACAACATCCAAGGGCGGCGGTGATGAAGCGGGTGGACGCCATCAATGGAGCGGAGGTTAACGATCCAGCACAGAGAGCGGTCCTTCAACGAATCCTAGCCAATCCTCCGACGCCAGAGGAAGGTGCTGCGGCCGCCGCAAAACTCCGCGTTCCTGGGACTACCGCTTACAGGAGATAAATGCCGAGCGACCTGGAGAAGGCCTACCCTGAGTACTCCGAGACCGCTCGCCTAGAGAAGCCTCTAAGCGATTTGGAGAAGGCCTACTCCGGGATGGTGGTAAAGGGCAAGAAGGCCGCTGGCGCTGCCCTCAGTAAGGGCGCTGACGTTGTTGGCGGCGCTGCCGACTTCCTTGGTTCCGTCATGGAGACGCCGAAAGCGGCCCTGATTCATGCCGTCGCTGGAACCAAGACCCCGGTTTCTTTCAGCCCCACCGCTGACGTGGATCAGATCAGGGAGTACATAGACAGGATGAAGGCCGAGGGCTTCGATCCTAAGATCAGCCCGGAACTGGTGTCCTTCCTGACCGACTTCCCGGTGGCCGGAGCCATGAACAAGATTGGCAGATACGGTGTGCTTCCTATCGCCAGGGCAATCGGTGAGCCTCTTCGTAAACTACCCATTGCCAGAGACATCGCGGAGTTCGTTAAGACGGGCTCCAGCCTTCCGGCCAAATACCGTCAGCCAGCGCAGGACATCATGCGAACCGCTGAGGGCCAGGCGTCCCTATCAGCGGCGAAGCGCCAGGCCTCTCTGGGACCGTATCTGAAACTCTCCCAGGCCGAACAGGACGCCGTACAGGCTGCTATCGAACGTCGAGGCATCCAAGACCTACCCGATGGCTTAAAGCCCGCTGCAAGGGCTCTGGAGGCCGAATACGGCCAGCGTGTTGCCGCTCGTAGCGCCGTTGGTGGCAAGCCTCACGAGTTGGGCTCTCACCTGACGCCGGAGCAACAGGCGAATCTTCCAGCCTTCACGGACCGGCCCATGACTTCCCAGATGCGCCAGGAGGCCGGAATCAAGGGTTACGGCGAGGCTAGGGCCTTGGGTACTGGTGGCCTCAAGTACAGGACCGAGGCCGGTAGGGCCATGACTACCGATGAGATCAACAAGATGCTGGAGGCGCAGGGTAAGCAGCGGCTTGATCCTGTGGTAAAGGCTGCCATGGATATGGGCTCTGCAAACGACTCCAGAGTGATGAAACTCCGCATCGTTAACGACCTGACCAAGCGGTTCGGGGTGCCTACCACTAAGCCCGGCGAGGCTGTGCTGCGCCATGAGGGTATCGGTGCCGGGGTCACGAAGGGGCAGCGGCAGTTCCTTGGCAACCGGAAGTTGCCGCCAGAACTGGACGCCTTGGTGGCCCGCCTGAACCGGAGGCTGGAGCCGGAGCAGTACGGCGACTTCCTGAACGTGTCGAAGAAGATCAACGACAACTTCAAGAAGTGGGCGGTCTTTAGCCCTGGTTTCACGTCCAGGAACTGGCAGAACAACGTCTTCCAGTTGGCCATGTTCGAGGACATCGGCCCGAAGGAGTTGGGCCTTATCAAGCAAGTAGCCAAGCCCTCGCCTCAGTTGGTGTCCGAAGCCATCAGTATGGGCGTTCTAGGCGGAGGCCAGACGGCGCAGGAAGTTACCGGAAAGATGGGCCCGGTGTTCCGGTTCGCCAGGGGTGCCAATCAGTTTGGGGAGGACAAGGCCCGTCTCTGGCTATACCTGATTCGGAAGGCCAAAGGCGACAGTCCGTTGAAGGCGGCGTCCCGTGTGGACGACATTCTGTTCAACTACTCGTCTAGGCTGGCCAGCCCTACCAGGAAGAAGATCGGGCGGCATTTCGTACCGTTTGTGAACTGGTCAACATTCATCCCAGGGCTTACCGCTAGGGCCGTGATGGAGCGTCCCGGCTCTGTGGCGCTGGCCGGAAACATGAGGGCCAGGCAGAACCGGAAGATGGGCTACGACGACGAGCGACTAGCCTCGGAGTTCGGCCCGTGGAATCTCCCTCAGGGCGTAGTGGCCAACAAAGAAAGCCAGGGGCTAATTCCTCAGTTCGTCGGGCAATACTCGGTTAACGAGTTGGTTCCCTCGGGGATAGAGGACGCCACGAACAAGTTGGCGGAGAAGCTCTACCCTCAGTACGGGACGCTCATAGGGCTTGGTGCCGGTCGAAACACCTTCAAGGGACAATCGTTCTGGTACGACCCGGAGAGCAAACAGCACGAACGGTTCGCCACGGCTCCATCGGCTCTACGTGTGATCTTCAATGTTCCAGGAGGCCCAGAGTTCGCTAAGGCTCACGGCATCTCAATTGACCCGGTAACCAAGAAGGTCATTGCCCCCGCTCGTCTGGCCTATGTGCTCGGCAAGTTCCCGCAGGCCCGTCTAGCCAATATAGCGGCTGACTGGATCGCCGGAGTCAAGGGGAAGGAAGCCACGGCACAGTCATTCGGATTGGGGGTCAGAACGGTGGACAAGTACGAGCCCCGCCGTTCGCCCGGTGGGAGCCACCGTTGAACCTCAGCGTGTGTGAGACATGGGGGAAGGGTGTATGGGAACGGAGTGAACATCGCAGACTGGAGCACCCTAGTAGCATTGGGCGGATCGCCACTCGCCATGGTAGTGCTCACGTTCTTCGTCTGGAAGATGACCGGCGAGATTAAAGAGCTTCGGGCGGCGCATAAGGAATTGAATGACTCGATCCACAATAACGGGTTTGTGAAGAAGGACGAGTTGCGCGACCTAAAACATGACATGGAATCGGCGGTAGATCGACACGATAGGGAGATAGCGGCGGTCAGAGTACGGAGCCATGCATTAGCAAACGACCTGACCAAGCTGATGCTAAAAGACGATGGGTGACCTAAGCGACAATTTCAGCAGCGAGGAGTTCCGCTGCAAGTGCGGCTGCGGCATCTGCAACGTCTCGGCCACCCTACTAACGGCGCTGGAGCGGCTACGGCATCAATTGGGGAGACCGATCCACATCAACAGCGGGTGCCGCTGTCCTCCGCACAATCAGGCCATGGGTGGAGTCGCGGATTCGGCGCACGTAACCACGGAGACGGAGCCATGCGAGGCGGCGGACATTAAAACCACATCTGGCCACGAGACGTTTGCCATGCTGGACCAGATATTTTTATACAACCTATTCAACCGCATCGGGATAGGGAAGACTCTGCTTCATGTGGACGTTGACGTGACTAAGCCGCCGCAGACCGTGTGGCTCTACTCCGACAAGTAGGAGGCTGAATGGACTCCATTCTCGCGTTCTTGAACAATCAGCAGGTGGCGCTGGTGTGTGCCATGCTGGTGCCGTTCCTCTACAAGTACCTTCCCGTGACTCGGAATCTCTCGAACGGGTTCTGTACGTTGCTGGCTGCGGCATCGGCATGGGCTGCCAATGTGTTCGCTCCGCCTGCCCACGCAGCGATCTTCGGCGGGGCGCTGGCATCCTTCGGGACCATCTTCATTCCGTTCGTGGACGCCCTGATTACGAAGCTATTCCATGACCACATCTTCAATCCCGCGTATAAGGCGATGGGGTTGAAGCCGCCCTCACCGACTCAGTAGTGCGCGAGTGATAGCGAATGTCTTTCGTTAACGATTCAGCATATAAATTGGCGCAAGAAGCGGCGTTCCGCAGGTGGTACGACCAGGTAGCAACTCTAAGAGGTCTATCTCCTAATCCGAACGATCCGCTTCATTTCTACGATTACAGGGCAGCCTTTGCCGCCGGTGCAAGACCTGATGCCTATGGTCATATGCCATCGCAATACAAGACCATAGGCCACCCTAGGTTGATCCTGGACGGTGTAGATACTAGAAACGGGCTAAAGGCGTCGCCCGCATTAATACGGCAGAATCAGGCTATATACGATCTCACTGTTAGAAAGTACGGGCGCGAGTGACAGCGGCGGCACCTACGGCCTGACCGGGCCGTCCTCAAGCCGTGTGACCGACCCTCGCGCCAATAATTCGGGGGACCCCGGCGTCCTTGCTAGGGTCCCCCTTCTCGTGGCTGGCGGCTCCACCCCGGAGCCTTAGCGGAGAGTACCCCTAGTGCTCCCGCTAATTCCGGCCACTTAGTTAATGGGGGTGGACACGCCGGATACAGTGGAGTCCGGCACAAGGGAAGCGGTCGGGCTTTCTCTGCCAGTCGCGCCTCCGCCACCCCCAATTCATCGGACAACCCTCAGAACCTTGTCAGGATACAGGGCCTTGAATAGTCGCATCTTTATGATGCCCACCTCGGTGTCCATGCCTTTCACTTCCACGTAGTCTATCCGACCGTCCGCGTACTCCACCCTGAAATCAACGATGTACTTACAGACATGAACGCCGTTCACCTCTATGGGAAAAGGTATCTGCCGGTCCCAGGCGACAACGCGGTCTTGCGGAGCCTGCGCGGTGCGTAAGGTATCGAGCAGCACAGCGTGGTTCTTCTCCAGCTTCGAGTGGTAGAGGACTCCGTTGTATAGGCGCTCCGATGCTGCCGCTACGCCGAACTTGTTGCGTCTCATTAGCCTCCCGTTACCAGAAACCATCGGCGGCAGCCCCGGTATCTTCATCGTAGGGCGCTTCTCGGTATGATGGCCTTGGCGACTCCAGGGCCAGACCATCGCAGGGTACACTCGCTGTTGCCGAGCCGAGCCATGTAATTCAGGTGAAGATCGTGAAGCCCCGCCGTCAGCGTCATGCTCTTGCTTCGTTCCTGTAGCGGGGACACCGCATAGGCGTTGATGCTATAAGTCCAGTCTATGTAGAACTGGATGCCGTCCTCCGATGTGACGTAGAAGGTCCAAGCCCCAGCGGTAGGTATCGCTATCTTACCATCCCATTCCACGCTGAACGAATCGGCTGGAACGTCGATCCAAGGGGAGCCGGTTCCCCACATGAAGGCAATCGACGTATCCCGCCTGGATGCTATGAAGTGGTCACGATTCATCCCCCGATAGTAGCGTCCAGTGATGCCGGTGCTGGCCGTGTCCGGTGGCGGCTGAACGACAGCGGCCACAGCGGGGGAAGCCCACGTAGCGGAAAGGTAGCCACAGGACTTGTTGCCCGCACCGTCCACGCTCCACACCTGAATCCAGCCGACCCCGCCAAGGCTGTCCGGTAGCGTCAGGACGTTCGAGTTATGCGTGAATACGACCGAATCGCGTCTTGCGACCCATAGCGGCTTGAGCGGAGGTTGGCGACGGACAAGGGAATCGGCTCGGCAGCGATAGAAGTGAATCAGGTAGTGGTCGAAGTCGGGCGCACCGTCGGCGCTGCCGCATCCGGTCGAGTCGCTGGTCAGCGGCGGGCTCAGGTCGTAGGTTCCAGCGTAGGCCGGAGCCGCGAGCAGGAGGCAGAGGAGCACCCACGTGCGGGTCATGGCCGGGGGCCGAGGACCGTTATGGGCTTGACCGGGTGCACGATTCGCCCGACCCGATAGAAGCGAACCGGGCCGAAGCGCACGGCATTGATGTTCTTTGTGTCCGAGAGCGTCGCCGTAGTGATGTTCGGCGGGTCAGCCGCCTTCCGATAGTCCTCTAGGAATCGTCGCATTGCCCACAGCACCCTACGCCCCCTCTCGCTTGGGTCCGTGCTCGAACGGTCCGCCGGGGATTCGCTCGACCGGGATTCCAGCGGCTTCTGCGAGTCGAACCATGCCATCCGTGCCACGTCCACGACCGAACGCGATCACAAGTTCCGGCTTATAGGTCAGCATCTGCTTGTTCCGAAGTGGACCAGCCGCCTTGCCGTGGGTGTCCCAATCGGCGGGACACGGAATCACGCGCACCTTATGGTCCCGCGCCCAATCGTCGGCCATCCTATCGGCTCCGATCGCGCAGCATCCGTGAACGATCTCATCCGGGGCAAGCCGCGCAAGGTGCCGCTTGACCGAATCGTAGTCGCGCCAGTTACGGGAGCCGCACACAAGAAGCCTCACGCCCCCGCCCCCTCTCCTGTGCGGCCTTCGAGGAGCGCGATGACTTGATAGATGGCCGTCTCAGGCTTGTACGCGCTTCTGTCGTAGACCTTTCGGAGCATGTCGCATGCCTCCCGCACCCGTTCCTCCAGCGCAGCGTGGGCGGCGCGTAGGGCAGCAATGTCGCGCAACTGGTCGGCGTACTGGTCGGACTCCGCCAGCACGGCGCGGGCTGCGTCGTCGAGTGCATCGTTGTTCAATTCCGCGAATGCGCTATTGTCCCATGCCTTCGCCAGCGCCCGCAGGAAATCCCGCTCGGCCTGGGTGTAGGGGAGCGGGCTAGGCATGGGGCCGCTTCCTTCCGGTCCCGCTTTGCGATGTGTAGTTCGTATTGATTCCACCCTCGCGCTTCGGCCGCATAGGAATCACTCGTCCGTGCGGATGCTCCATCACGGCTCCACAATTACGGCATTCGGGCGGCGGGAACGGGCCGACGATGTGAAGCACCGTGTACTGCTCGACCGGCCCGCCGCAGATCGAGCACTCTCCGATAACGTGCTTGTCACTCATGCTTGAACGCCCCTTCCTGACTTTTCTTCTTGAGGTAGTGCCGCCGCATGATAGATCGCGTTCAAGTCCTGCTTGTACAGGTCGCGCTCGCCTCGCACGCGCAGAACCTCCTCCTTCAACGCGGCGGTCTCTGCGGCACACGCATCCAGTTCCGCCTCGATGGCTAGACGAATGCGATCCAGGTGGTCCAGAAGCACGTCGTCCCGATCTGGATAATAGGCTTGATCGCCCATGAAATCCTCGCGGCCGAGCGCATACGCTTCTGCCAATGCAATCGCATCGCGTGCTGTCATGGCGTGGGGGCCTCCAGGGCCATGAGTGCGTAGCGGCCTATGTGCTCGGCGTACGCGGGGGGGATGGCTTCGCGTGCCTCATGGACCGTCATCCAGTCGCATTTCATGCCATCGCGGTATTGTGCCTCTGTTTGTTTGCTTCCGTGATCGTGAGAAAGGTCTGTTCGTCTATGGAAGCATGGGTGGCCAAGAAGCGGCATCTCGAACGATGTCTCGAAATAACGATGCCGTCTCACCGGAAGGCCGACCATCGAGCCACAGATCATTGATGGGTTACGTAACAGGCGTCTCGCCTCTTGGACATTTTCGATTACGTAGTGTGAACCGTGCAACATGGCTTGAACCGCTCCGATCAGGTCTGGATGAGATGATCGGTCACCGGTCCACGCGGTAGCGCGACTGTACGCTTGGCACGGCGGGCTCGCCCAAATCAGATCGAAGTCCTCCAGCCTCACCGGGGGCTTCAAGGCATCGCCCTGGATGAACCGGAACGGATACCTTGGCTGCCGCTTGATGTCGATGCCCGTCACGTCAAACCCTGCACAGTAGAGGCCCATCGCCGCACCGCCAGCGCCGCAGAACAAGTCCAACGCACGCGGCCTCATGGGCGCTTCCTCCGCATCGCAGCTGTCGCCCTGTTGTTGCGCCACACCTGCCAAGAGATGACGCCACCCTCTATCTTGAACTTGATCGTATGGACTAGGCCGCAATCGCAACACGCCATCTTGTAGATTGTCCCGGACCGACCAATCTTGACAACCTCGCCAGCCTTGCGTGTTTTGTAGGCAGTCACGGACGCATCCTGCCGCCACACTTCGCACACGTGTAGATTGAAGTGCTCGATTGCGGTTGAGCGCACTGGCATGGATATGCGGCCCATCTCACATTGTCAGCCGGTGGGGCCGTCGCGGTCATCTTTGCGTGCGCGGCCAGCGAAAGGAAGGCATCCCGAATATCCTCGATCGACTTCTCGGCCTTGTGCCTCGCGCAGACGTGAACGTCCACCGTTAGATCGTGCGGCATGAACACCTTTACAGTATCCTCCGCAGCCGATCCGCTGACCCCCAAGTACGTGCAATACAGGCACTGACCTTCCATCACTCCTCCTCCACGATCAGCCGCACGGTGCGGGTTTCGCCGGGCTTGAGGCGCAGACCCGCGCGGTGCAGCATGTCGTAGTCGTAGATCACACCAGGCCGCTTTGCGTATCGCATCCGACAATCGTTCCCCGAGATCGTCAACTCGCGGCAAACCTTCACGCGCACCCCGCGCTTCTTCTTGGGCGGGCGGGTCATTCGTGGATCTCCTTCGCTAGCTTCTGGCGTACTTCCTCGGCGATGGCTTCGGCGTCGAACATTGTGGTGGCCTCAACCTTTGTGCTCAGGGTGCCCCCACGCTTCACGGCGATCCTTGGTCTGTTTTCTCGCGTCACTCGCTCCGCGTCAATGCCAGCCTCTTTCAGGCGTGCTATTTCTCTGTCGATTCTATCGGGCGCGGGCTCCTCTGGCGTCGGAGGTCCAAGTTCTTCCGCCTTTGGGGCCGCGCCTTGAGCCGCCTTGCGGGGCGGGTCCATATACGGCACCACCTTAATCCATTCTCTGCGGTGCTTCGATACCATCGCCGCCGCTTGCTGCACGGTGAATCCTTCGTGGGCTACGGCTTCCTCGATGGCTTCGTGCGCCCATTTGCATTGTCGGTACCGCCGTCCCAGATGCTTCTCCTGCGTTGACTGATACACGCCGCAGTCGGATTGGCACTCGGGGCATTTCTCTGGCCTAGCTATGCTGTCCTTGGTCATCTGTGCGTGCGCTATGGAGGCTTCGAGCAGTGGTGTTAGGTCGTCGCTGATAACCTCTGCGTCTGTGGGTACGCTGGTAGGACGGTCCTGCGCCATTTCGTCCGATGTGTATAGGCCGCTTAGTTCCTGGGGGAACGCCTTGCGTAGTGCCAGGGCCTCGGCGCATTTAGCTAGCATCACCTCGGGCATCTTAGGCCAGAGCCCCATGGGTACGCCGTCCTTGTTTCGTTGGCAGTAAGAGTCCCACTTGGCGACACCCCATGCCGGAGCAACGAAGCCTTTCCGCCAGACTCCGATTCTTGCCGCTGCCGGGGGCTTGGACGACAGCCACACATTGAGCCATAGGCCATCTTCGCCGCACCATTCGGGGCCTACCTGACCCGCATACTCTGCGCTGCGTTGGGCGACAAGTCGGAAGCCGTCGATTGAGGTCTGGACGGCCATAACCTCGCGCTTCTCGCGGCTATCCCACCGCTTGATGGCGTAGATTTGCCTGGCGAAGGGGTCAAGGCCGGTACGCGAGCACTGGTGTAGGAACAGGGCTAACTCATCGTCGGTCGCCCCTCGCGCTATGGTGCGCTTGATGAGGTCTTTTTGGTCCGGGCTGAATACGTGGCCAGGACGGAATACTAAGGCGTCAGACATTGGGATTCCTCAAGAGCCTTCGCAGTCTCCGGTTCTAGGGGCAGCAGGAGCCCGTTAAACAAACGATAGACGTAGACGGCTCCGCAGTCGGCGCAGCGGCGTTTTAGGGCACTGGGGCCTTCCCTGGCGGTCCTACGGCTATTGCAGCGGCATGCGGGACCGTAATACTTCTCGTCGTTCACTTGGCCTCCCGTTCTTTCTTTTGCCGTTCGCATGCCTGGGCGAACCGTTCCGCAGCGTCGGCCTCTGCGATTGGCTCGCGGGCCTCGTCCTCCTTGAAGGCGCAGTCCTTACACAGTTCATTGTGGCCGGAAAGCATCACGAAGCCGCTGGTATCGGCTCCACATCGGGTGCATTGAAACGGATTCTCATTCGGTTCCATCTGTCGGTCCCTCTCCCGCTGAATCGATGTCCATGGGTTCGTCCAGGATGGGGTCGTTGTTGAGCACGTTCAGAAGGTTCTGGAGGTGCCCAGGCAATTCAGACGGCGCATAGACTATGTCTGAGATAAGTTCGGCTCTCAGAGGCTCCTGGGCGCACTCTAGGGCGCGTCTAGCATCGTACATGGCCTGGTTCGCCAGCCCGTAGTTGAGGATGGCCCGTTCTAGGCTACGGATCGCGTGCATGTGCCATTCTCGGGGGGTCATTTGGGCCACTCTCCACGCTCCGCCTGTTGCGCCATAAGTTGCAAGCATCCGGCGAATCTAAGGCGCTCCATGGTATCGAGTGGTGCTCCTATCGTTATTCGCTTGAGCATCTTAATAACGAAATCCACCTGATCTACTGTCGGATCTTTGCGCTCTTTCATCAGCGCCTCGCCAGCAATTTAAGCACGTCCGCGACGTACTGAGCGCGTTCCTGGGCGAACTTATCGTCGCCGTAGTCCACCGCTTGCATGGCTTCCTGTAGCGCGTAGGCACAGGAGAGGCGCATGTCCTCGACGCTCATGTCTTTCATGGCGATGGCTTCGCGCAGGGTTTCTAGTTGTGCGGTTGTCATTTTGTGGCCTCCCGTGCACGATCAGCGTCACGGTTAACGATATCTCGTAGAGCCCGTTCGGCAGTCTCCGCCACCTGAGCGTCCCTAGAAAGGCGATAGACGCCCTCAACCGAGTCTAGGTAGCGGGATAAAATCCCCTGGGCTTCGTACAGGATTCCAGCCTCGGCATCAGTGAAGATCGCCTTCACAGGGAACCTCCATCAAAGTAGCCTTGTGGGTTACTGCAATCGTCCGCCGAATAGCAGGGGACCGCCTCAGACTCCGGCTCCCACACAGCGGCCAGCAACAGCAGGGCTAGGAGAAGCCAGCGGATGAGTCTCACGGCTTCAACCCCTGCCGCGCGTCGTGGCCTAGACATTGATCGCAAGCGATGGCCGCTCTGCGCTTCGGCTTGCCGCAATCGCAATGGATGCCGGTCTCGTCACGTCCCCGCGCTTCGTGGAATGCGGCGCAAGGGGCGCACATGGGGATTCCGACGATTCCGGTCACATGATCCGAACCTGTCACGGTGACGCAGGCCGGATGCACGTTCCCAGAAGCATCCCGCACCGTCACGAGACGGTCGGCGCTCTTCCAGCACTGCGGAGCCTTGCCGTGGATCGCGCCAGCCCACTCGTGGCGAGGGGCTTCCTCTGAATAGAGCGCATCCTTGGCACAATCGTAGTCCCGACACTCGCACCGCGTTCCTGGCTTCATCTGTTCCATGATTGGACCTCCGTTGCTGCGGGTTACTTGGCGAACCTCCATTGGGCCGTCTTCATCCACTCCACGGAACCCGTGGCAGTCGCAATCCTCCACGGTACATGGGCCACCGGCCATCTCTACAGCCATTCCATGGTCCAGCCATTCATGGCCACAGAAACATAGGAAGTCTCCGGTGCCCTTCACTGTGAAACCCACCATGACTTCCCTTCACCATATGCGCCAGCCCACCACTTCAATTGAGACTTGCCACACGACAAGCAATGTCTGTAATCCCTGTCTGGAGGGGTGTGCGAATACTGCCATCGGTGGAGTTGTAGCCAGCACCTAATCCGCACTCGCCGTTCTCCAGTTCCATGCCATGTGGCCGTTCTCACGCAACCACCGGGCGCATTTGGAGCAAACCCGCACAGCATAAACGCGCTTCTTAGAGTCGGGAGACATGCCGTAAATCTCGATTGTCTCCGATGGCACGCGCTCACATCGCCACATCTCCGGGCCATCCCCAGGACCGTTGCAAGTCTCATCAGTCGCCATCTTGAACCTCCGTGTTAGTGCCTTACCTCTACCCTACACTGAGTATGATAGCGCAATCATCGGCGTGTGTCAAGGGATAGTTAGAAGAAAAGGAAAGAAAACTAGGAAGGCTGCTTCTTGTTACTCTGCTTCCCTTTACGGCGGGTAGTCCATCCCTTGTGCGCTGCCCTACGCATCAGTTCCTGTCGCTCTTCAGGACTAAGCTTGCCCCATCTAACCTTCGCCAACTCACTAGCAGCCGCTGAATTAATCCCCATCTGCGCTCCCAAGAGGCCTCGCTGTCCACTCGATCGGATACTTCCGACGCTGCCAAGTCCTTACCAGAGCCGTCAACAGAGTGCTAGGCACCGCATCGTGGCTAGCCGCCCAACTCTGCAACGACCGCCACTCCTCAGGCAACAACCTCAATGTCACGTAACATGGCTTCAGCCTACTATTAAGCGCCGCCCTCACACTCCGTGAATCAGCACTGTCCATGCTACCCTTCGGTACCTCAGTGACAGGGCCTAACCTATACTGAGCTTGTCTCACAGAGTCTCTCTTCATCCATACAGGGGACCGTGACTGGGACGCAGGGACCTTGACCGTATGTGTTCTGCAACTCTTCGCTAGCAGGGGCGTCACCCCCTCGGGGGGTATACCCTACTCCCTATGCTCTTGGAGTGGATTACCTACACGTACCTTAGCTTTTCGTTTCAGATGCTAGCGTTAGCTGAGCAGGGACCCGTAGTGGGAATCACGAGTCCCCGCCAAAGGGCGTTACTTCGCTCCCTTGACATGGAGGTTGCGCTACGAGTAGAGTGTGTGTCAAGGGGAGATTTGGTGGAGCAGGGCGCCTTCGGGTGCTTCGAAGAGAAAGGTAGTACATCGGCTCCCATCCAAGCCCCCCGCCCAGCCTCGACTCTTTTTAGCAGTTTGTTGTAGAATGTCAAGTGGAATCTTTGGGGGTGAGCCATGCTGAAGTACATTAGTTTGAGGTGGCCTGGTCGGTGTGCGTTGTGTGCTAGGAAGATGACTAAGGGGAGTCAGGCGATCTTTTTGTTCAAGGAGAGGAAGGTGGCCTGCCTTGATTGCGAAGGGTTGGTGAAGGAGCGGGAGGCTGCTAAGGTACCGGAGAAGCGGTTGTGGTCCGATCTGAATAGGGGGGTTGGTCCAGGCCCCGCCGTTAGGATCAAATGACTAAAGACACCGACGCCTTCCGAAAGAACCGGGTGCTTACCACCCTTGAGTCTCTGGCCGTACGCCTAGAGGTGGTGGTAGTGTACCTGGAGCGGAAGGCGGCCGTCCTAGAGGAAGCGCCGCCGTCAGAGGGCGACCCCATGTACACCCTTTCTGAGGCGGACAAGAAGCAGGAGGAGGCGTTGACGGAGCAGATGAATCAACGCTTCTGGGAGGCCGAGCAGCTAGCGGAGAGGGTGAACAGCGGGAAGGTCAGTCCCGAAGAGCACGAGGCCTACATGAATCGGTGGAAGAATGGACCTGGCTAAGCGCCCCGTGGATGTGGTCGAGTTCCAGCCAGAGGCCTTCGAGCGGTTGGCCACAGCGTTCGCATCGGGCCGCCTCAGGAACAGAGCGGAGGTAAAAGCGGTCGCCAAGGCCTTAGGGATGGCCGAGGACCAGGTAGAGAACTGGCGCGGCAATATCCGTATGGGCAAGCGGGTAGCAGAGATACTCAAGACCCACGCTGTCATGGCGGTCGCTGAGGCCCTACCGGCCCAGAAGGACAAGGCGGTCGAGGAAAGGGATACCCCAGCCTTCATGGCTTTGGCCAAGATCGGTGCCATGATCCAGGCTTCCGGAGTTCAGGTGAACGTCGCGGTAGACGCCCGGAGGCAGGGGGGGGACCCCGAGCATACGGTGGCCTTCATCAACACGTTCAGGGAGAGGCAGAAAGCGGGCCTTTTGAGGCGGCTGGCCGAGGCCGAGGTAGTCCAGGAATGCCCGAAAGACGATTCGCCTGCGTAGACTGTGCTGTCACCTACCGACCGTCAGATCCATCCATTCCCATCCACATCACTGGCACCGCGTCTGTCTGGACAGGCTACTGGTTCCCCGTGAAGAACCGCTGCGACCTGTGTAGTCTCGCCAGGGGGCTAAACGATTGGGCCGAATTCATGCTCTCTCAGAAGAAGACCTAAATCTCCTCTCTGAGTACGACTACAGGGCCAAAAACTTCCCCTGGACCATCTATCCCCTGACCGCAGTTCCCGCAATCCTCCCCTGGCACCAGTCCTCTGCGGACGTTCGGGTCCTGGCCGGGCCCAACCGAGGCGGGAAGACCACAGCGGGAGCCTTCGAGATCGCCTGCTATGCCACCGGCTTCAATCCCATCCGAAACGAGCACTACAAGACCCCGAACACTACCTGGGCCGTCTGCCTTTCGATCAAGGACCAGGGCCCGATCCTCATGCAGAAGCTCTCCGAGATGCTTCCCATGAAGGAAGACGGCACCCCAAACTGGCGCTACTGGAAGCAGGAAGGCAAGATTGAGCTTGGACCGCCCTACTTCTCACGTATCTACATCAAGGGCCAGCAGGACGGCCGCGAAGCCTTCTACGGCGAGGGTGTCACCGCCATATGGATCGACGAGGGCAAAGAAGGGGAGACCGGGAAGGAAAACTTCAACGAAATGCTGATCCGAGAGATTCCGGGGCAGCCTTTGAAGATTCTGGTCACCTTGACGCCCCTAAATGGTGCCGATTGGCTCTATAACCGCCTCTGGAACGAGCAGTCCCCGGAGTTCATACGGGGTACCTACCGCTGTAATTTCAGCGCTGAAGACACCCTGATCGAAAACGGCGGCTTCTGGTCCCGGAAACAGATAGAAAGCCGTGGCGAACGGTACGATGAGCTAGAACGCGATGCCCGACTGTTCGGGAAGTTCACACCGTTCAGCCATCGTATGTTTTTCAGCGCCGGTAAGCTAATCCGGGCCATGGAGTTATGCGCTAAACCCAAGAAAGTTCGACCAGAACTGAAAGGATTCAGCCATGGAGAACTCGTCGAAGACCCAGAAGGTCCGGGGCAGTTGTACCGGCCACGAGAAACAGGCCACACATATCTTGGCATCTGGGACCCGGCATCCGGCAACGGTGGAGGAGATTACTCAGCCTTCGTGGTCCTGGACCGTGCCGATCTGGCCACAGTTTTCCAGTGCAAACGAAACGACATGGACCCCGAGTGGTTCTACCGCACCGTTGTCCTCCCCGTCTGCAACGCCTACGGAGGATGCCTCCTAGCCATCGAGGTCAATGGGGAGGGTGGGGCGGCGGCGGTCGGCGCTGCGATGGA